GATCGAAGTTCTTAACTCCGTCGCGCGTTCGCCGCCGGCTTTCCCCAATTTATGTTCAAGTGCTAATTGGTCTTTAAACGACTTCAGCTTCAACTTTTGTAACTTATTTTCGGCCTCTAATGGATTCAATCTAGATTTAAGAAGATCGTTGCCCTCTGCTTGTGCTTCGTTAAGCTTTAAAAGAGTGGAGTGTATCTGGCGCTTTTGGCGTTCGTCTAGTTCCTCTGTTTTCCTTAGATTATTCAAATTTTCAATGCTATTATCAAGTATCGCATTAAAATCTTCTTGCTCTTTTTTCAAATCCCCAGTTGCTTCAACGGTCGTTCTTGCCGCTTCGCCGTAGCCGTCCATGACCATTATTAGATTTTCAACCTTCTCGTGAAATTCTTCAGTTCCGGCAGCCGCGTCTTTTACTGCGGCAAAGATGCTTTTAAAGCCAGTGGCAGAGGCCTCTAGCTGCTTATTCTGTCGTGCTAACGCATCTGCCCGTTCTGCATCTTCTGCATGTGTTGGATCTTTGGCCATTAATAATTACCTCAACGTTCGAATGGCCATGTAAGGCCCGTCTTTCTTTCAAAATCAGCAATTGCTCTCGTACGTCGACCTCTGCTTTGAAACGTTTTTGGATCGTCTAATCCGTACTGTCTGTAAGATTCAACATAAGATTTCTCTTTTGACAGAGCGTTAACAAATGACTTGACCTCGCCGGGAGTGCCCTTAATCTTTACAGGCATCGCCACATTAATATCGCCCAACAAAAGCCTAAGCATTTTCCCAACCCAAAATTTCAGGAAAATTAATAGGTCTTCTTTTAAAAGATTACCTCTCATTTTTTCAAAATCAAAAGTAATCTCGACAATATCTTTGTCTTTCATATGAAATTCCTCTTTGGTAATTAGTAATATTTACGAAAGATGGCCGGCAGCGGCCGGCCATTTATTTTCTACTAGCATTTTTGATTTGTTCTGCTTCTCTTTCTAGTTCGGCTCCAAGGCGTTTGACAAACCACAGTCGAAGCTGAACGGGCAAATTATAAGTTTCAAAAATGCTCCAACCACCATGATATTTCAATAAAAATAATTGCTCATAAACACTTTTTTGGTAATCATCGGTCAGGCCAAAAAAATTCCGTATTAAACGGCACCTCCATTATCTCTTCAAAGCCGCAATTAGAACACGTAAACTCCTGCTCTAATGTAAATGCGGGAGATACTTTCTTTAATGTGCGGCGAATATATAACGAATCCTTCGCGGGTACTTTTTCGGAAAAAGTCGAAATGTACTGCGGGTGGGTTTCACCATTAACTGATAAAATAATTCTCCTCAATTGCTCCATAATAAATTTAGAAGAATTCTTTTTGGACTGCCGCAGCAAATTAGTAAAATGTCTTTCATCAGAGCCAACTAACGGCCTAATTTCAACATCTAAGTCCGTTAACGGCGTTTTGAGCAAAAATGTACAGTTTTCGGTCTTAGCTGCTTCTTCACATTCGCCACCTGAGTAGATTTCATGTTCATTAAGATCGAAAGTATATTTCGAAGCCGTCGAACATTTCGGACATGTAATTTTAGTCTCGTAATCATTACCATATGCGGAGATCCGCGCTGCAAGGATTAGAGCGTTCTTGTCGGCAATCAAAAGATCTCCAGGTTCGATCTCCTTATCTACCAATAGATTTTTTAAAAATTTATCAATTACAATACCATTCTTGATATAGCTCTCGTTTAAAAGAATATCTTCCTCTTTGGCTGTCATAAATCGTATTTCTAATTCTCCAACACCATGTAAATAATGTTCAGGTGGATATAATTCTCCGGCTGAAGGAAGTTGTACCACCTCTGTTGGTGTAATGAAAGAAAATTCCGGCACGACCGGATCTGGGGTTGAGTTCTTCACCCCTTTATTGGCTCTCAACCTATTTGAATTTCTAGACAATTGTTACCTCTCTTGTTGTCTTAGTTACAATATACTGATCTAAACATAGCATAACTATAATTAATTGTCAAGCTAAAAGTGTGTATTTCGTCTGTATCGTAATTGGTACCGTCAATATTAATGCCCGTTATAACCGGATTTATTAATTCGTATTCAGACGTTTTTGTGCCATCGGGGCGTAAAGTATAAATAACAACGCCGCTTATAAGTTGCGATAAATATGAATTATTTACCAAAATTGACGCCGGATTATCATCATTAACCCCAATGGTCGGTCCAGAAATATTGTTTCCGATCGCGGGTCCAATACCATCGGGCGGATTGTATCCCGCATTGAAAAAGGACTGAATAAGCTTATAAAGCAAATTATCTTGGTTAGGATCATAAGCAACATTCGCAAATGTTACAGTAATCGGCTTCCATTTCACCACCGCCGCTTTATTATACGGATCAAAACCTGTGCCGTCTTGGTTCATTTCTCCGCCAATAAGTTCAGTATCAAAAGACGGAAGAGGCTCAACAGACTTGGCCGAATACATTCCTTGATCGCCTAAAAGAGCAAGCTGTACCAAAAAGCGATTTTTAATATTTGGTTGGAAATTTACAGCGTCTGTCCAAAATGTCATTTATTTACTCACTAACCTTGATCGGTAAAGTAAGTATTTCCAGCGGTAGTTTCAACTGAGGCCCAGTCGTAGGCAAACGTAATCGCAAGTGTGCTAAGATCATCAGAATCATAGCTCAGATCGCCAAAATCAACACTTGTGATGATTGGGTTGTACAAAATGAAAGTTTCAAGTTCGCCTCCATCGGCGTCTAACTGGGAAATTCTAACCTCTCCAATTGCAGGAGACATGGTAGTCTTCCCGATTGTCTTGAAAACCTCATCCGAAGAATTGGCGCCTGGACGCTCTGGAATCTGATATCCAGATTGCTCGACTATCGACATAAGCCGATCCATGGCATCCGGCGATACTGGATCGACCAAAGTACATGTCACTGCTTGCCAAGTCACAGATCCCGGAAAGTGAAACGTATGTCCCAAATATTTATGTGTACCCTCGCTAATTTCAAATTTAGGTTTGGTAACGGTTTTAGCGTACCATGTCGCACCATCATCAAATGAAGAAATCTGCACCTTAAACCTATATTGTCTTTTAGGTTCAGTAGCGGTAGTCCAAAAAGCCATTTAAATTGTTCTCCTGTAATTAAGTAGTTTAGTCTTCAAAAGCCGCGCCAGTTCTTGTAATAACAAAGTCAATGGCGATGAACTCGATTGCTCTTGCCGGCTTCAAGAAGATCTTAGCATATATAGCATTGCGATCAATGAGATCCGGAGTCGTTGTCGTCGAATCCAAGACGATCTTATATTCAGAAAGTCCCAAACCAGCTTTGACACTAGCCAAGAAGGTTTCCGCAGCATTCCGGAATCTTGCCCAAGTCACTTCAACATTCGGATCGAAGAGGATCGTAGCGGCAATTCGACTGATCTCCTTCTTCAAGTAGATAAGAAGTCTACGAACGTTAATTCGATCGAGCGCAGACGGTGTAACTTGAAGGGTCTTCTGACCGAATACCACGATGCCTTCACTTGGAAAAGTCGCAATCGGATTTACGTTTGCAGCATAAAGCTTGTCTCTATCTTTAGAGTTCAAGCGTTGTTTGACACCAGTAACTGGAATTCCAGCAGCACCTTGGCTTAAGCCACCGCGGTTAAATCCAGCGGGAGCAAACCATAGCTCTGAAGCCGCCTGGGAACTGGCAAATGTCCCAAGAGCAACAACCGATGGAGGACAATCAAGTACTGCACCATTAATATTGTCCCTAATCTGGACATATGGATAGAAAGCACAACCATAACTCGAATTCAAACCGCGCAACCTGAGATTCTGAATTGTATTATCAAGATCCGGCCTTCTGGTGCTCTGAGCATTTGTATTTTCGCTAGTAAGCTGGTAATCGCCGTTTAGATCTATAACCGCCAATGCATCTCCGCGATCTTCACACGTTTGAATCAGGTGAGTTGTCAAAGTCTCATTCTGGACATTCGGCATCACCATCAAGTTACATTCGAACTCTTCAGGATCTGAAACTGAATCAATCGCTCTCTTAATCGTATAGAAAGTATAGTTTGCATTCGGAACGCTACTATCATCAAGTCGGCTATTCCGGAACGGTTCCACTTCTGTAATCTCCAGTGCATCGAATCCACCAAAGATGGGGAATGTAAACTTGTCATATTCAGCAGTTTCCAAGAGTGCCGAAGCGCTATTGTCCGCTGTATAAGAATTCCCACCAGCGCGGGATCCAGACTCCCAATATGCCTGTCCCACAGGATTGGTTGAAGAACCGGTTACGCGGATATCATCCAAAGAAAAGAGGATGGAATATTCCTGAGTTGTCGATCCCAAGTAACTCGTTGGAGTAAAGTTGTCAACATATCCTGCAGGCGATCCGGCCAGCGGAAAGACATAATCGCTATAATCTTCATCATGAACCGTACTTGCAGCAATGCGCGTTGGGCGAATTCCAAAATACGCATTCTTCGGATTAGACATGGCACCATCTGAAGCCGAAATTCTGAGTGCAATTGACGGAAACTTAAAGGATCCGCTAAATGCTACTGCCGTACCAAAGTTAATAAATGCCCCGTTTGCGTTCAACTGACTCCAAGAAGGTTTGGGAACCTTATTAATGACCGTGGTAACCATCGACGGGGTAATAGTAGACGATTCGTTTCCAGCCTTGCCGTGAACTAATTCGCCACCAAATTGCTGGTACCCGGAGCTTCCACTATACAAATCAAATCCTGTAAATCTGGTCGGGCCGAGGAATCCGAATGGCAAGTATTTCGCGTCTGTCTTGCCCTCGTTGACAGCGGTGTTCACCTCGACGCGGAAATGCTTTGAAACATTGTCAAAGTTTCCATAATATCGGAATCTCGTTGCAGTATCGTCCCACTCGGAGTATTTATCACCGATCTTTCTAGCGATATAGTTAAGAGAATTCGGATTTAAATCACAGCTTGTGAATCTCTCAACAATCTTGATAGCATTATCTCTATCATTTGCCGCTCTGATCAGAACATCGAAAGTTCCGAAGGGGTTCACGTCATCGGAAACCTGAGACGGACGAATGTTCGCAATCGATACTTTGAACTTCCGACAAGCCTCTTCTCCAGCATCAAGCGCAACAAACCTGAAGAGCTTTTGCATGTTTTCTACTTTAAACGCAGCAACATTCGTCGCAAGATCTTGCGAGATTACCCACCCAGACTTTCCTAACATGTAACCACCACGAAAATCCGATCCGTATACAACAGTACCTGACGCCATAGGCAACATGATCGCAAACGAGTCACCGGCAGCGGAGCCAGAAGTCGTCGTATCGGCAAGGAACCGTGTATACGACTGCCCAAGGAAATAGTTTTTCCGATTAGCTGTTGCCGTAACGGTTGTATTGACCAATTGCGGATTGGTATTGAAAACCTTTCTAATATATTTTTCGCTATCGCGATTAAAGTTAAACGCAGTTTGAACAGCGGTCGTACCATCAGCCTTGTAAACAATTGCCTTAAATTCATGGTCGGCGCCAATATTTTTAATCATCTCTCCGACACTAGCCGTTTGCGTTCCATCAAATCTGGTCGTTCCGGTAAGAGCCATGTGACCATTGTCAATATACCAAACAGCCGCTAGCGCGCCGGTTACGGCGACGGCAAATGTTCCACTCACGGAGGAGCCGGCAGAAGACGTTGGATTGCAGGATGAGGAATCGCAGATGAAAAGTCCGTACGCCCCGCCATTGCTAGCAATCGTTGTTGAAAAAGTCTTCTTCGAAGTAATCCAGCCAGCCTTCGCCCCATCAGCGGTTGTGGCATCAGGGTCTTGCGCACCAAGTAATCTAACAACCGTTACTGGCGCCTGGCCAGCAGCCAACCATGCTTGCGCAGCATAAGATGCATAGGTCGGTCCCTGCCGGTTTCCGTTTCTCCAAACATCTGCAGCCGGTTCTGTGGCGATCGGTGCGCCGAAAACATTAACAAACTCTTCAAAAGAAGAAACTTTTGTCGGAATCAATGCGGGACCGCGTTCGGTACGACCAATAATTACTGGACCTAGTGCCTCGGGTTGTGCCGGGACTTGTGAATTATCAATTTCATTCACAAAAATGCCTGGAGAGACAAATTTAAATTTTGTAATAGCTGACATTATATGTAGGACTCCTTGGGGTTACGAATATTCGCATTTTTACTAGAATAAATAGTCAAAAGGACTTCTAAAATCCTTTCAATCATTCTTTGATGTACTTCTTATCATATTTTAGCCATGGACGTTCGTCGCCAAAAATGACATGTTCTCTTGGTATTTTAACAGTAACAGCATTTTCACGGGAAACAATCTTGGGTCTAATTTCATTTTCACCATCGCCTATCAAATAGCCGAGAACTTTAATATCGATCGATGTTTCGAAATATCTCTCTTCTTCTCCGAGAGTGGGTGTATTAAAGTTTTGCGCAAACTCTTGCTGTATAAAGGCTTCAAACTTGTGACCATCTCTTTCGATAAAGAAAGAATTTATTTGACCAGTCCTCGTTATAAAAGGCTGTATCATATCATTTATTTGTTGCTGGTATTCTGCTTTAATTGTGAGCTTATATACGACTGCCACGTATATCGGCAGCGGAATATACATAGTTTCGACGACAGTCTTATTGCTGGCATTTGGCCAGTTATTTTGATTAAATATTCTTTTGGCATCCGCATTTTTGAAATTTTGAGTTTTGTCTTGAACAATTCTTCTGGCGACTGCCACGACGCCACCCTTTGGGTCATTTGGATATAACTGCATTGGAGACAAGTGCGCCCATGCGGTACCCTTGAACGTGGGATCCTTTGCCATAGAAGATCGCTGGATCGACATCAATGGATATTTAAAATATTCATAATCATCTCTAAGATCTTTATTATTTTTAATTTGATATGCTCTTTCTGCTGTCAACCAAATAATTGGCACTTTTTTGCGCCCCTTGTTCGTATTTGCAAAAATATCAAATTTTTCATTAATATAATCATACAGAGCGTAGTCGATGGTCTCAATCGTACTAGACAGGAAACTTATCTCTTTAAGATCTTTTGGTTTTGTTGTTTTGGATTTCGGATCATTGGTTTTAGGTGGCATCGAATAGTCCCTCGCGCGCTCTTATGCAGTCTGCTATAATTTCGAAATAGTGCTCATCTTGTCCGAAAAGAAATTTGGGCCATTTTAACGCAATTATCTCATAATACTGACCGGCGTAAAAGACAAAATCGCCCTCACGAACATAAAGATCTTGATCGTCAGTCAAACGCCTTTTGTGAAAATTAACAGTAATTCTAGACACGACCTCGACGCCAAAATTGTCATGATGTTGTGTTTGTCTCCCTTCCCACTGTACTAATGCATAAACACGTATTGGTGGTAAAAATGTTTTTTCTATGGCCTCGCCGTAAAGAGGATGAAAATTGGAATGATCGATATCGATAGAGTAATATAATATCTGCTGACCGATGACTCTCTCTATGAGTTCATCATTAACTTGTTTGACAAGATCCCTTTCTTTTTTTCCCACAAACATGGGAGGTGGGGGACTATCTGGTTGTTTCCACTCATCGGCCATGCTTTATTATCCTATAAATATGAGGTTTGGAACATATGTTTGCACCTTATTAACGTTATCTGATATGGCAGCATCCGTCTCCAGAAGCTTGCTATAAGTAAGCTCATCTAGTACTGTTTTTAGCTCTTCTCGCAGGTCTTTCTGCTCCTCTCTTCCCTCGGATATAAGAGCGGGACCATTCAACGTAATAGATTCGCCAGGAATCGGAACTGTTGCGAATTTCGAGCGAACCTGCCCTAATATCTCTTTTGATACGGCCAGGGCAAAACGCCGAATCCATTGCTTGCCTATAGAATTAATATTTTCGTACGGAATATTTGCTAGAGGCATTGTACTCATATTATTAACGCCTTCGGTGCCGGTATCAAAACTACCAGTGACCCATGCATCTTCGGCAACAGAAAACTCCATCCACATCACTCCCGGCCGGGAGGCGTCAGGTATAGGCCACACCCGTAGCTTATTGTTCTTGATTTCGTACGAATAATGGGAAGTTCTCGTCCATAAATGATCTTCGTATGCCATGGCCTGCAGTTTGTTCTGCCATGCCGGAATTACCTGAAATGTGGAATCGTCAGCGTATTGTCCGTAATTCTGCAAATCGCCAACAACGTTTAATCCACCATAATATCCATAAAAGCGCCATATAGATTCTGGCGATTTGTAATAGACCTTATGTACCAGAATCTTTTTATCGCCAACTTTTCCATGAAAATCAACGCGTGTGTCACCCGCTGCCGACTCCGAAACAATTGTTTGAAGATCGTAATCTTGTATACTCGACGTAGTACTAAAAGAAGCGGAATAAATGGTTCTATTTCCACCAAAACCGGCCTCAGTCGACATTGCTTCGGCAACTTTACGCGCATATGTAAATTGAAATTGGGGAAATTTCAATGCGACATGAGTTCCCTGCAGGCTAGATGACAGAGAGCCCTCCTTAAGATCGCCCACATGGTCGAACGAGCCCGTTTTCGCACCTAGAACGTTTGATAGTGAATTTTTGGCCTGATGGATGTTGAGAAGATATGAATACTCTAATACGGCCTCTTCATAGGCTGCATATATATTTTTGGTTGTGAGTTCAATATCTAAAATGTCACCTCCAAGTTTTCGATAGGTATAGGTGACCTGTTTCACTGCACCGGTGATAAAGTCGACTGAACCGCTATACGCGGCATAAGGAAGTGCGTCATGCACATCAACCGTCGATCCCGTCGATGGAAGGACAATGGCGCTAGTTTTTGATCTGGGCGATAATTTGGGCACAGCCATATAAGTGTCTCCTCTTACTAAATAGTCAAGCCGTATTTAAAAAAGAAACCCCCAGCCGATTGGAGGGAGCTTGAAAGATAATTAATAAATCAAATATTCGGATTTATTCCGATGTAAAAGTTACAAATATATTTGTCGTTAGATATTGGGCGCATACCTTTGTGCATGTGGGTGAAGTACGGAGGAAAGATAACCATCTTACCCTTTTCGGGTTTTACTTTTATGTTTTGGTGAAAGAATGCTGTCTCTCCTCCCTCCTCTACATCATTTAGATAAATCATAGCCGCCATTAGTCTTCTAGCTTGAACCGGTAGAAGTCCCCAGTCTTGGTGCCATGCATGAAAACCTTGATGGGGTGCCCTATAAACTTTTAACTTAGGAGCCTGCAAAAGTATGAAAGTGGCCATACCCTCTTTCTCACTCACGTAGTTTTTTCTCCCATCAGAATTTACTATGTAATTATTAACATAACTTATAACGGGCTCGTATAGATATAAATAAAGTTCTCTAAAGACTTCGATGTCCACACCTTCGATCCCTATATCGGGAATCAGATCTAAATCAAAACTGTCCTTCTTGTGTACATTAAGTTTATTTTTGCCTGACACGCCTTTGTGTGTTCTGCCAATCTTAACGTTTTCTTCCAGTATATTGATTAGTTTATCACAAAAGTCATCAGGAAATTGATTTTTGTATTCTCTTATAAAATTGTCACTTACCTGATTCTTCTTTTCATTTCCCACTATTTCTCCAATGGTTATAATAAGTAGCTTTGTATAAAAACAAAGCCCCCAACCAATTGGAAGGGGACTTAATAGGCTTAATTTTTAATTATCAGCCGGTAGCTGTAATTCCACCGTTTGCGCCTGAAAACGCTCTCGCAAACCACGTTGCTCCATTAGTAGAGACAATCTCAATCTGATCGCCAAGTACGCTTGTGCCTCCAACAAAAGTAATTTTGTCGGCGGCGTCCATGTTGGTTGGCGAAGCGTCGACGATGACTCCTTCGATGGTGTCAGCCGTTGCTGCGACAATATCAATATTATTACCGGCAATATCAGCCATAAGAAAGGTGCAGTGCCAACCAGTTGTAGCATTTGCCGGTAGCGTAATATCATACGCGCCACTGTCTGCATCAACTGCGAACACCTTTCCAGAATCTCCCTCTGTCAGCGTCTTGGCTATGGTGATCTGTTCCACAATACGCTTGGCGCCACCAATCGATGTACCGGCACCAAGCTTAATCTCTCTCTTTAAATTTTCTAATAATGCCTCGAATCGCGCGAGTCCTATTCTCTTTGTACCCATAGTTAAAAACCCTCCATTTGTAATCATGTCCCTGCACCGGTTTATTTCAGCGATACTAGGGGGTAGTTCAAAAATCTACCCGATAACTTTGGTTGAACTTTGTCGTTCACCTGTAAGTAGATCCTCGATCTATAGAAAAACGAAGCCCCTCCGAAGAGGGGCTATTTTTATCTACTGACGTTTTAGGTGCTAACTAGACTTAGCTAGTTGCGCCGGCTTCGCCGAGGAGACCGCGGACGATGACAAGACCGTACATGTCGGGACGAACCATCTTCTTGGCGTACCGAGTCATCACACCCTTTCTGGGCACGAAGTCTTCAGTACCGAAGATGGTCGGCGTGACCTGCAGCGGAACATAAGGCGCGTATACGTAGCCGGACTCAAGGAATCCAGAGCCCTTGCGACCAACGAGAACAACGTTCCGCGGGAAGTAAGGATCAACGTAGACATCGAACTTGCGACTAAGCGCGCCGGTCTTGACAGCACCGATGGTACCACGGTCGTCATCAGCAGTAACCGATGCGCGGAAACCAGAGGTGAACTCCATGACATTGGCAACCTCGGGTCCGCAGACCACGAAGTTAGCGCCACCGCGCAGAGTCTTACGATGAATCTGAGCGGACACATCATTGATGGTCTCAATCAGAGTCTCGTACCACTCAGAAACCGTACCGGTGAAATCAGGAGCAGCAGAAGATGCACCAATTTCAAGTCCAGTAGTCCGATTAACGAACAGTCCCGGAGACCGCGACCAGTAGTAGATACCGGCGGTTGCCAGCTTGATGAGATCTTCCATGATTTCACGGTCGATTTCAAGGGCGATCTGCTCGGAAAGAATTCCAGTAAGCTCGACCTCGGCATCGATGTTGTGGTAGGCGTTCAGATCCTGCCCAAGCTCTGGGGTCCACTTGGCCTTGAGCTTCTTGGTGATCGCGGTGACAGCAATGCTGTCGACCTTGATGTCAATCTCGGGAATAAACTGGTTATTCTCAAGACCCCAAGTGTCCGTACCTCTGATAGAACCCAGCGCATCCGATCCGACGAATCGATCGGAAATCGGAGCGGAACAAGAGGCAACTGCGTCCATGGCTTTACCCAGGTTCATTCGCGTCTCTGAACCGGTTGCCTCGATGACAAGAAGGATGAAATTCTCATCTTTCGGATCCTTTCGGGTCAAACGTCGCACCGGGCGGCCAACGCGGTTGGTGGCCGCGGAGTCGTCACGGGGCTCATAATAGAGCGCGGTCAGATCTTGAGTATTGAAATTAATACTCGAATTACCGACCAGAGCAGATGCACTGAAACGACCAATGGCCATCATGGTACCACTAGCGATATCCGGGTCATAGCGCACAAGACTGTCCTTCATGGCCTTATAGTTCGGATGGTCGCCAGTGCCGTCAGGACCGGTCCAACCGCCGCCAGCACCGCCACCGTAGTTACCGGTTGCAATGGTCTCGACAGCAATTGTGATAGAACCGGTAGCAGACGAATAACCGTTATTCAACGAATAAAAGCCACTTTCTGCATTCGAGCCGGTAAGACTCACACCACCAGTGATCTGAGAAGCGACTCGGCCGCCACCATAAAGTGACTGCTCGGCGCCATCATCATATGCAGATCCGTATCCAAGACGGGGAAGACCAGGACCATTGGTCGAAGTCGTAAAGTCGAGGAAGAAGATGAGACCAGAAGGAAGGCTCATCGGCTGAACGGAAACGAGATCGTTAGCGATAAGTCCACCGAAGACTCGGCGAACAATGGGGAATGCGACGGCTGCGAAACCTTCGACATCACCACCGGCCATAGTAGAAGCCTCTCGAAGAAGCTCCTTGGCCTGATTTTCAAGCAAACGCGCCATATTTGACTGAGCACGCTCACCTTCGAGACCCTCAAGAAGCCCGGTGCGGGACCACTTATTTAAAAGTGCAGCACCCTCTTTCTCAAGGTCACGATTTACAATACCTTCAGTAAGGCGTTCTAAAACTGACATAATATTATCTCCCTTTGTGAGTTAGTTTTTGTTGTTTATGCCGGCAAGTGTTTTCATCCTGTCAGCAATATCTTTCCCGCTCACTGCGCTTTGAAGGGTTTCGTAAATAACCTTCGCTTCGTTGATTGTACCGCATTTCGAAAGGGCTTCGACAACTTTTGATTTTTGCCGCTCATTCAGGGAGCCGTCCTTTAGGATGCGATTAGTATATAGGAGACGACTATTAATAACAGTCATCTCATCAAATTTCTCTTTTAATATGTTAACGGTCTCTGTAAGCTTCTTAACGTTGCCCTTTAGAGACTTGTTTTTGGCCTTGAATCGAGCGTTGCTCTCCTTAAGGCTGTTTAATGTATCGTTGAGTTTGTTAAATTCTTCTCTTTGTTCTGTGTCTTGGAGAGCGAGCAGTCTAAGCTTCTCAAGCTCTTCCTTTTCTTTGACCGGGCGTTCGAGCCAACCAGACTTTAATCCGTTCACATCAACATCTACGGTTACTTTTTCTAAAAGTGCGTCAATCATTTCTTCGGAAAGCTCGATCTCTTCTTCGATCTCTTCTTCGATCTCTTCTTCGATCGATTCGTTCTCTTCGGAAATCTCGATTTCTTCTTCAGCAAGAAGAGCAATATCGAGAACCTTCTCGGCTTCCACTATAGCTTTACGCATTTCGTCAAAATCAATGTCAATCATTTGTTCTTGGAGGGGAAGTTCTCCCTCTTCTTCGCCGAATCCCAGTTCCTCTTCTCCTTCCTCTTCTGCTGTGGCCCGGGCCAATTTTTCGAAATCAATTACAACGGGCTGAGACTCTTCGGGACAGGGACAAAGCCTCTCACCCGGAACCGCCGAAGCGTCCGGAATTTGATAGTCTTCGTCCTCGACTTCAAGTGTGGGCTGTTCGAGAATCTTCTCGACAGCTTCTTTGATGTCCGGGGCGTATTTTTCAATAATTGCCTGTTCGGCGTTCTTCAATGCGGCGGCGCGTAAGGCGCTAGCGTCAACGATTGCTTGTTCTAAAAGTGAAGACATGCATGTTCCTCAAAAATTTCTTCAAAGTAAATAGTAATAAAATTTTTTAAAAGACAGATGGCGATCACGAGAGGACGATCTCCAAGGTAAACCAGTCATCTATCTCTGGATCGCTACATGATGATGTCGAAATAATTTTTGCACTCATTGAAACATCGGTTGACAAAAAAGACGATAAATCTGCTTCCGCTTCGGATAAAGATTTTATTTCACTATTAATTCGAATCTGTCCATCTCCATTATCGGTTTGAGATAAATACCTCTGTAAAGTTCCGGAACTGCCATTCATTGAGCCAACTCCGAAGATCTTTGCTAATTTTATTTTAAGTTCAATTGTCATGATATTATCCTACAAATACTCTATATTCGGCTTGAAATGTTTGCACTCCCTCGTCACCAACACTACCTCTTCCAACAGCAATAAAAACATAAATATGGTGATTACTTAGATCACCGCTCGCCCCTATAGGGGTGTCCGTAGCTAAATTCTGTACAAACTCCTGATCTCCAGATGCATCGGTATGAGGATAGTTTACTATAGTTGAACTTTCCGTCCACTCCCATTGCCCGTCCAATCTCTCGCAAAGCAGCGCTTGAAAACATATATTATATCTACGATCCGTCGGTGCCGTGACTTTAGGCTTCAGATCGCTTCCAAATGAAAATGTATTTTCACCTTGCCTTGTAGTAGTATTTAAACTCTGCGTACTATCATCTTGCCATTTAGTTGCAAACCAGCGAATACTACTCCAACTGGTGCCGGTCGATGCGCCGTCACCGTCGCCGGAGCCAATTTGAATATTTGATATTGAATCCGGTGGCGCGGTGATAAATCCACAAGCTAGATATACCTCATGCACGTCCAAGGCGGCCGGCTGCATGGCATTTAACGTACGTAAGTTGATTATACAACCCGGGTTGTCACTAACTTTAACACCAGTATCCCAAAATCTCCAAGAATGCATCATGTCTAAACGACTTGCATATTGTCCACTAGTTGTCGATGACGATACTTTAACTCTTATTTCCTGGCCTTGTTGCGACCAATTGGCGCCGTCATATGGTTTAGTGACAATATCGTAATCCGTATTTCCGGATACGTGAGAATTTGCAATATCGAGAAGAATACCCGTGGATGGGCCCTTGATCATTCCCGCTGCTGCGCTCGAACTCGCCTGTACACCAGTTGCAAAAATTGTAGATCCACTTCGGATGAGCTTCATTTTATAGGATCCTCGACTTGAATATCCCTGCGAAGGCCGCTGGCCCACCACCGGTTGCAGTATTTCCGGCGCCTATATATATGAATATGTGCGCATCATCATCTGCCGGGAGATCTCCGGTTGTAACTAACTCAACTTGCTCGTTGTTTCCGTCGCAATTGTTTCCGGGATTATAACCTACGGATATCCAGCGAAAAAGTACATTCTCACCAGTGTTTCGCGGAAACAATGAACACTGAATTTTTGTTCGAAAACCGCGACAGAGTTCGGCAGTTCCGTTATTGGCGTTAGAGCCATTGGTGAAGTTGAAATTGTCTGTGTCGCCTTCATTGCTGTCCCAATTAACTCGATCTGTGGCCAACCCCATTCTCCATGCAGTATATCTCTGAGTTCCGCCATATGGATTAACATCGTTCCATCTGCCAGTCGTGCCATGAAGCACCGGAGCAACTCCGGATCCGGAAAAAATGCAAATACCAAAAGCCACAGCAGGTTTTGAAGTAGACGCCGTAACTGCTGTCAGGTCTGTCTCTAGAGCACCCGAACAGTCCATAGAAAGAGAAATCATCGGATAATCAGTTACTTTATATCCAGTATCCCAAAAATAATATTTTGCAAGCCGCCCGCTGCCGGCGCCAGCGGTTGAAGTCGATGTACCAAAATCGATTTTAATATAACTATGGCCATCATCTTGTGAGGAGCTTTGCGAGAAAGTAACCGTAGCATCGTCACAACCACCACCGCCGGCGCCAGATACAAATGTTGCATTTCCTATATTTAAAACATCTCCGATTTGAGATCTTAAGAAAATCGTATTTCCATCTTTTCCAGATCTAATTATCTGATCTCTAGGTTTCATCAACTCGTCCCTATAATGAACCAATTAGTCCCATCAGTCGTAACCGTGACAGACCCAGAATTTGATGTAATTTTGACCTGTGATGCGCCATCAATTGATTGCAATACATTACTAACAGTCGAACCAGAAATGACAAGATTGTTAGTCGCGGCGGATCCGCTAACGTCTTTGAAAACATACGTTTTTCCGGCGCCGACAGTCGCAGCCGGTGGTAATGTACCGGTAATAATTGAACCGGTCACGTCTACAAAGAACATATAATCGCGATCTCCAGCGGTAAAGTCCATTGTTTTAGCCGAGTGATGATATCTTACGCCACCCTCAAAATCGATTCCTGTTGAAGCGGTAAGTTGGGTAATGCTAGCTTTATTGCTAAACGTATTAACACCAGAGAAGGTCTGATTGGCGGTCAGCGTGGCACCGGCAACATTTAACTGTGCTTTGGTTCCACCGTCATCGATAAAATAAAGATTATCTCCGTTAACGTAGATCCCGCCAAAGCCAGATGCCGGCGTTGTACCGTCTCCTCCAAGATCTTTAAGCTGAAGTGATCCGGCGTGGACCCGGCAGTTAACGACCCCGGCTGCTGCTTGGCCCTCAATCCTAAAACCTTCAGTTAGGCTACCGTTGAACGCGGCAACCTTGAAGATGAGCCGCCCTTCTTCACCTCCAGATGTCGGGTCATCGATTTCGCCAGCAATTGTAGCATAAAAAGTATTATTTCCGGCGGCATCCATCGCCTGGAACTGAACCATACCAATAATATCATTCGCCGCTTCATCGGTTGTCGTCCGCTTGAAGATTAATACTCCGCCGGCCATCCCATCGCTCTCATTTTGAATTATTAATTCA